CAGCGACTTTGTCATTGCGTGTTTACGGCAAGACCTCGACTTGTCTGTGCAGGCGCTTCAGCATGAGCAAAAGCGTTTACAAGCCAAAGCCAAGCGTGACGCAAAAAAGGCGGCCCGCAATGTTGAGTGATGATCAACTAGCCCAGCGTTTACGCAACCTAGCTACAGACGCAGAACTGTCTGGCAACTACATCACCGCCAAATGGCTCGGCGAAGCAGCTGCACGACTTATGGAGTTAGCGTCAGCCTGGCATCCCAGCATGGGCGTCTCAGACGGTGTCACTATTGGCAATTGGGAATCGGAACACCATAAAGCGTTTATGCGCGTCGTAGACGACATTCTTGATGGGAGCGAATAATGCAGTTCGCTCAAGATTGGGTCGTTAAAAAACTCATATTTCATTGGTTGTGTAAACCATGCAACTGTGATTTCGTAGACCATTACGAATGCGCCCGCTGTAGCGAACTACCGGGCATGATTGAGGCATTTCCAGATCAACACGCCTACGCCGTAAGTGTTTACGAAAAGTACCTAGCCCAATACCCTGAGAAAGCTAAGAACCGTGCCGTTTAACCTTGACGACTATGAGCCTGTGGCGGCTCGACTTGACCGCTGGCTCAAAGACCACCCCGATGGGCGTGTCATCACAGACCTAGTGCATTACCTGCAAGACGTGGCCGTGTTCAAAGCCGAGTTATGGCTAGACGGCGAAATCATTGCTACAGGCTGGGCTGAGGAAGTCCGCGGCCAAGGGAATGTAAACAGAACTAGCCATGTTGAAAACTGTGAGACGGGCGCTGTCGGTCGAGCGTTAGCGAACGCTGGCTATGCCGGGTCTGATGTGTCTAAGCGTCCGAGCCGTGAGGAAATGGGCAAGGTGCAGCGCATGAGCCAAGGCACGGATAAACGTATGCCTGAGGTTCGTATTACCCAACCTGATGGCATTGCGTCCGAGAAACAGATTAATTACATTAAGTCGCTATTAAAGGCAGCTGGGCATTTGCGTCCCGCAAACCTTGACTCGATTACAAAGGGTGAGGCGTCAGCGATGGTGGACGCCCTCAAGAACGGCACATATGCGCCCGCTGTAAACGATGAGGAGCCGTTCTAGTGGCCGAGTTTCTACAGTTCATCATGTTCACCAGCATCGTCGCCCTATGCGGCATATGGTTCGGAGCGTCCAATGGCCGCAAATGACGTATCAGAACGCATCTGGCAAGAACAAATAGAAACACTCGCCAAAATGAACGGCTGGCAAGTATTCCACCCATCACCACACCAAGTCCGCAAAGGCGTCTGGCGCTCAGACGGTGCTGGCTTCCCAGATCTAGTCCTAGCCCACAAAGAACGCGGCCTCATCTTCGCCGAACTCAAAACCGAACGAGGCAAAGTCAGCCCAGCACAGAAACTATGGGCGCTTAACATTCTGCCCCACGCAGAATGGTACCTGTGGCGGCCAAGCCAAATAGAACTAATAGCCAAGCGTTTAGGTAGTCAAAGATAATGCAAGAATCTTTGTTCCCTATGCCTCAAGAAATACGCACGTCTGATGATTACTGGACGCCAAAATGGTTATTTGAAGCGTTGGGTATTGAGTTTGACTTAGATGTGGCTTGCCCACCCGAAGGGCCGCCTCATACCCCTGCAAAGTGTTGGTACACGCAAGAAACTAACGGATTGGCCTCGCCTTGGCATGGACGCGTGTGGATGAATCCCCCGTTCAGCAGCACTAACGATTGGGCATATCGTTTCATGAAACACGCTAACGGGATTTGCCTCGTCCCTATGGGCAAAACAAAATGGTTTGCACGTTTATGGGATGACGCCGATGCAGTTATGCCTTTACCACCCAACATGAAATTCGACCAAGGCGGTATTTTCATCGCCACAATGCTTGCCGCATACACACCCGAATGCGTTGAGGCGCTGCATCGCACAAAGCTGGGAAAAGTGCGCTAAAGTCCCCCCCAAGTCCTAGGCGCATCGAGTTCACGCACTGCGCGCCTAGGCACCTTCGCATAACTGAATACAACCATGGCCACGTAGGGGTTTGCGCTCTGCTGGTGTTTACACGGGAACGTGGGTAGATCACAACGCCCACAAGGCTTGTGAAGCAGCGTCCAAACGTCATAAATGCGAACAGGTGACCGTCCTACATCGATAACATCCGGCGACCTTCAGAGACATACTGTAAACCGCGGGGGGACACGAACCACAGACTGTTTACACACCCCGAGAGCAACCGCAGCGAAGCAAGGGCGCTAGCAACAAACCACACGTGCTATACGCTCAAAGCATGTCCAAAGAATACGACACCCCCGAATACAAAAAAGCCAGAGCCGAACTACTCGAAGGCAACCCACTCTGCCACTGGTGCAAACGCAAACCAGCAACAGAAGCCGACCACCTACACGAAGTAGACAGTGGCGGCACATGGGCCGACGGCATGGTACCCAGCTGTAAACCATGCAACAGCAAACGAGGCACACAACACCTCAACCGTAAACGCTCTCGACAACAACAAATACGAAACGCCGCGCTAGAAAACCCACAAAACTTTAAACTTTCCACAGATTTTTTTGTAAACGACGAAGCAACAACCCCGACGCCTTTCTTTCGTATCTCCAACGAGAACGAACCGGTTCGGGCCGGGTCTTCCCTGATCTCGAGCGATACGTCTGTAAACGGGGAAGAGTTTCCGAGGTTGGAAACGCCGAGTGTGGGTAGAGAATCTTTTGGTTCTTTAATTGCTGAGTGGTCGAGGGTGCATCTGGGGCGCGTGTTGTTTCCGTGGCAGGTTCGTGCTTTGACGGGGGCGTTTACGCATGATGAGCAGCTGCGGTTTACGCATTCCAAAGCTTTGGTTAGTGCTGCACGTCAAAACGGTAAGACGACTATGAACGCGGCGATTGTTGGCTGGGCGTTGTCGGAGTTGCCACGCATTTGGGGTAGGCCTGTCCGCATTATGTCATCGGCTCATGAGTTGGGTTTGGCGACTGAAGTGTTTGAAGAGTTGCGTGAAACGTTTGAGTTGTGGGAGGAATCTGATCTGTGCAAAGTGACGTGGGCTTATGGCCGCCATCAGGTAAAAATGGCAGACGGTTCTGTTTACGCGGTTAAGTCGGCGACCGGTAAGAAGCACGGTGGCACGTGGGACATCATGTTGTTGGACGAGGTGTGGGCTATGACAGAGGCAGCAATCTTCGGTGCATTACTTCCCAGCCAGATTGCGGTGCCTAGCCCGCTGTGCTGGATGACCTCCACCGCTGGCGACGAGTCAAGTCGAGCAATGTTGAAACTTCGTGAACAGGCGCTCGGCTTAATTGATACAAACACGGCTGGTGATTTGTATTTTGCTGAGTGGTCGCTGCCGTCTGGAGTAGACCCGCTAGATCCACAGTATTGGGGCTACCCAAACCCCAGCCTCGGACGCACCATCACCATTAAAGGTTTACAGTCCGCAGCTGCAGCACCCGACCGCAACCAATTCCTTCGAGCGCACTGCAACCTATGGGTGGCGGCGGCGTCATCTTGGCTACCGGTCGGCGTGTGGAACAACCGTGTCGCCAGCGACCTAGTCCACGACGGCGGGCCATCGGTGTTGGCTGTGGATTCCGCTGTGGACGATTCCAAATACGTGGGTGTGTGGGCGCGTAAAAATAGTGGCGGCACAATTGTTGCCGGTATCAAATTCACGGCTGAATCCATTAGTGAGATGTGGGAACACATTGAACGGGCCATGGACGCCGACCCGAAATTGACGTTGGCCATTACGCCGTCGCTGGCTGTGCATACCCCCGAAAAATACATTCGCCGTAAACAGGATTGGGGATATGGCGAACTGTTGAAATGGACGTCCATTGCTAGATCGTTAATTGCTGAAAACAAAATTCAGCATGACGGCGGCGAGATGCTGGCCGAGCATGTGAACCGAGCTGTGCTGGTCAAATCAGCTGCGTCGATTGTCGTGTCGAGTCAGCGGTCACCGGGGCCGATTGAGGCTTGCCGTTGTTTAATAGCCGCCACGGTCATGGTGTCTCGCCCAGCCAATTCGAACAGGGTGGCGTTTGGAGTTTCTGCGTAAGGTACTTGCAAATGCAATTAGTTTGTGACAGACTCCAAGCACATGGGAATATTTAATCGCAAGGTTGAGACGGCGCATTTTGCAGCTGCGCCTGTTAAGGCTGCCGCTGGTGCAGCCAATGTTGGCAACTTCATTGTTTACCAAACAGGCACCGACGAAATTAAAGCGTTATCGGTGCCGACCGTGTCCCGCTCCCGCGACTTGATTGCTGGCCTGATTGGTTCGCTCGAATTGAAGCACTACTCAAAACAGTGGATGGGCGAAAACTACGAAGAGGTTTACCTTCCGCTTGAGCCTTGGATGGAACGCCCAGATCCAAAAGTCTCCCGGTCGTTTTTCTTTGTAAACATTTTCTCCGACTTGTTCTTTTACGGTGTGGCCTACGCCTACATCACCCGCCGCTACGCACCAGCTGGTGGCGGCACACAAGGATTCCCCGCAGCGTTTACATGGCTTCCCGCGTCCAACATGAGCAGCGTTAAACAGACGGGCTATCCACAGTTTTACGGGCCATCAGATGAACTCGAGTTTAATGGGCAACCTTTGTCGGTTGAAAACGTCGTACAATTTATCAGTCCCATCGAAGGCATCCTAAAAATTGGCGCTCGCGCCATTAACACCAGCATCTACCTCGATCAGGCCGCAGACCGTTACGCCCAACTAGAAACCACACCCGGTTACTTGCAGCAGGTAGACGGCGAAGATTTGTCGGGCGAGGACTTAGGCTCGCTGGCGTCGGCGTGGGCTCAGGCTCGTAAAGCGAACGCTATTGGTGCTTTATCTCGCCAAGTCGAGTTTCGCGAATACAAGACCAACCCGCAAGAAGTCATCGGCGACCAGCGCAAGTATCAGGCGCTAGAAATGGCTCGCCTGTGCAACATCCCCGCCTATTTGGTGTCGGCTCCGACCGAAGGCGCATCGATGACGTACCAGAACGCTGAGCAGGCCCGCCAAGACCTCTACTTGTTCGGCGCTCGCATCTATCTTGACTGCATTGAGCAAACCTTGTCAGCCGACAACATTTTGCCCCGCGGTCGCTACGTTGAATTCAACATGGAAGATTACGCCGGTGAAGTCGCAGAGGACTCCCGTCGTTCAAACGAAATGGAAGAAGCATGATCCAATTTAAGGCCGTGCCTGTCACCCTTGACGCCGCTGCAGGTGAGGACTCACCCCGCACCATCACGGGCGTTGCTGTTCCTTGGGACACGCCTGCAACGGTGTCAAGTGGCGAATCTGTCATGTTTCGCCGTGGCGCATTTGACGTAAACGCTAAGCCAGCAAAACTCATTGAAGGACACGATATGAGCAAAATGCTTGGCGTCGTTAGCGAATTAGTT